GTCTTCACTAACTCAAATGAGAAAGACTGACCCTTGCCGAGATATGGTGCGAATGGAATGAACCCAATGCTCAAGTCGCCCGATTGGGTTCGTTGAATCATGATGGCAAGGACATTCTTGAGTGTCACCTCTAGTCCCGGCTCTTCGTGAAGAACCTCACCAATCAACTCTTCACCCGATACCAACTTTACTGCTTTTACTACGCTCATTCGAACACTCCCATGATATTTTTCAAGTCCGTCCAACTGGTCGGTTGATTCTCTCGCGCCTTGAGGATAAGTGACGAGATTGCGAGGCGCATGATTACACTGACGCCCACGCCGGTCACTTGAGAAAGTGCTTTCAGCGCATAGAATGTTTCATCATCCGTCCGCGTAGAAAGCATCTTTGGCGCGATAGGTTTTGCTTCAACCAACATAAGGTTCTTTGTCCACTTCCGACTTGACTTCTTCGGTGACAACGGTTTCGAGAATTGCCAGCGCATCTCGTTCCGCAGCCGCCATTCTTTCCTTCTTGTAGAGAGTAGGGAAAAGGTCGGTCACTTCAAGAAGCAACTGTGGTTCTTCTTTCTTGTTCTTGCCGAAGCAACAGAATTTGAACTTCTTACCACTACCACAAGCGCAAGGCGAATAGAGTTGGATCTGCTTGTCGCAGATTTCCTTTGGAGTCAGCAACCGTCGAACAGGAACAAGTCCTTTTTCAAGGGCTTCGAATTCATCAACTACTTGTACAAGTTCGCCACTATTAGGATCCATATTATTCTGCCTCTGTGGTAGTTTCGACTTCGCTCTGCCCACGCTTGAGCTTGTAGGCTACATGAACCTGATGCGCCTGTGTGAATAGCCTGCGAATCTCAGGAGTGCCACCGTTCAAGGCTAGCATCTTCTTGAGATATCGCGGGAGTTTAGCACACTTCGCGGTCGAATTGAAAAAGTCACTTCTGTTTGCCATATTAACTGCTCTTTGCGCTCTTGCGCTCCTCGTCTGTGAAGTTTAGTGAATCTGCCGTTGCTCCAACTGAGCGATAGGCTGCGGTCTTCGATGCGATCATGTTGTATGTCGAACCGATTTCTGCACCGGAAAGACCAAACGACATAGACTTGTTACCAGCAAATCCCATGCTTGCGCCTACCTGAATCGCATCCTGATTGGCACCGAGATACATGAACTCCCACTTGTAGACGATCTGTTGGTGACTCGTTAGTTCCTTCACCTTATCCAGATTGTAGAAGTGTGATGCGTTCTCTTCTCCGTCTGTGATGATCACGAACAGAACCTTGGAAGGACGCAAGGACTCAGGGAGTAATGCGAGTGCCTTGCCGGTACGCAGGATCGTTTCACCAATCGTGTCAAGAAGAGGCGTATTGCCTTGAGGCGTATAGTTCTTCTTGGTCAGTTCTTCTACTACCGTGACCGGTCTGAAATCGAACTTAACGTTGATTGAAGGAGAAACTTTAGGTATCTGATCACTCAATACACCACCAATCAGGGTGTTCGGTCCCCACGGAGTAGGTGCGGCTCCACGCTCAAACGTCGGCTGCGCGAATTCCACAAGGGTCATTGTCGCCTCACCCTCGGCTTCCTTCTGCGCCTTGAGGAAATGATTGAATCCGGCTACGGTATCATTGAAGATAAATCCCATGGATCCTGAACTGTCTAGAACTACAGCAATGTGTGTATAGCCTTCTTTCATCTTATGCTCCGGTTAAAATTGATTCGCATCTCTTCCAAAACTTGCTCTGACTATCACCCACGAAAATCTGGAACTGGTGGTAGAACAGGTCGCCAATCTTATCACCATAGGTTGTGCCTATGCCATAATTCGGCATCCCGTCAGCAAGCTTCCAGAAGGGATCCGTATCCTTCTCCCAAGAATATCTAACAGGAGCTTCATCATACCGCAAAGGGAGAGCTAAGTCAATCCTAACTCCCTTTTCTTTTGCGGCAAAAGTGTATTCCTCTAATACATCTGAGCGTTCATTTGGATATGCGCTAGGACGCCCTATCTTGTCGTAAGTAGCCTTAGTGATAGCCGTTGCGGACGGCGCAGCAAATACATTTTGATCATTCTCAATATGATTAGAGCGTTGGGCGTTACCTGCTAGACTGCCATTGTAGGCATATGCCAGATAGGTGTCGATGGCGCGGTCTACCAACGGAATACAATCAATGTCTAGGAACAAGACGGCATCATGGTCAGTCTGTTGTGCGATCCCTTGTCCATTGAAAGCTTCGACAGGCGAGCCATTCACCGCCATGAAGTAGTCGATTGCGACTCCGTGCGGCAGTGTGGTGTTGATTTGGTAATGCGGCACATGACTACGGTTGAATTTCTCCACTACCGAGCGTTGAAGTCCAACGGTCTTCATGTCTACATTATTCATAAAAAACGATACGATACAGGGATTCATTATCAATTCCTCACTTTAGTATTTCGCTAGGGCTACGCAGTTTGATGAGTTGCGCAACTATCTCATTCTCTTTTTGAATTTTCAACACCTCTGTTGTGGTAAGGTGGAGTGCTTTTCCAGAAGCAGGAACTAGCTTACCACGAAGAGCAAATTCACAATCGAATCGCTCTACCTCTAATCTGTTTATCTGTATGTGTTTCCGTAACATCGACTCAGGGTGAATGCCTATTTTGCCAGTAGCATATCGGTAAATCTCGTTGTAGAGTTCGCAGTATAGGTCCATGGTCGTCGGATCGGCAATCGCCACCTGATCACAGATGCCACCCTCATAATCGCCGCCTCTAGGTATATAGACCGTCTTCCGCTTCGGTTCTATGTAGGGGAATCCGTTAAAGGTGCTATCGAACCGCAACCTGATGATACAGTCATAGCGAATCCTGTTCGCCTGTTCATATAGCTTGCGCAGTTGGTTAGCCTTCCAGATTTTATACCACATGAACATGACATTCTCTTTCTTCGTATGAAGAGATTCCACACCATGAGCAGTCATCGCACTCTTCGGTAGGACAGAACGAATCTGATGGTTGAGCGGCATCGCATCAAAGTTATCCAGCACCATCATCTTTGGCTGGAAAGCTATGGCATATTCATTGATGTTCGGTGTCTGTGGTCGGGCGATATTCGCCGCCGCATAGTCCTCCTCGGTCCATTCAGACTTGATGGTGTTGTTCTCAAATGGAATCCATGAGTCGATGAACACATCGGCTTTGTATGGTTCGATAACCTGTTCGATGAGGTTTCGATGACTTTCGATTGCGTCCAGCTTACCAGACAAACACACTGCGGTCTTCATAGATCACCCCGATAATTGAGAACATAGTCACTACAGATACCGACGCACATTGAAAGATCATCAACAAAGCGTTCCGGTAGAACCGCGATAGAATTGAAGATAGGTTGGTTGCCGGGAAACGCCCAAATATAGCCTCGACTTGTTAGAGTCGCCTTGTCGTTTTCGTGCCAGAAGTAGTGAAACTGATGATGGAATTCTGCGAGCGAAGTCAACGCAGGAAAGTTCTTACAGTGGATCCATAGTCCGTTAGAGTTCTCACGGAGCCACTTCCAGCTAACATCGTATTTCGGTTCGTCATGACCTAGTTTGAATAATCCATCTATCTCCCACAAGTCTATCTCGGCGTTGCCGCAGACTGTGATAGCCTCTTCAATTGCCCATGGCGCATTCTCCCATTTGGAAGGACCGTTGAGCAAACCTCTATGCGCAATGTAGATCATCTATTTCTTCCAGAATGTAATGTCGGCTTCTTTCTTGTGATTGTGTGGGGTAAGATCATAACCAAATCCATTATCGTCTAGCCACTTCCCGACAGAACTGTGACTATTATCCACACCATCATACAGGTTGACCTCGTAGGCAACCTCTACCATTCCTGCGTCGATATCGCGAAATCTATCACCGAGACTTTCCAGAACACGAAGATCGTTTCCTTGAGCGTCAATCCACAGGAAATCAACCTTCTCAATCTTGAAGGTATTCATGAAGGTGTCTAGTCGCATGGTCGGCACGCGGATCCGTTCTGTAACTTTAAAGTCTGGTCGTCCTTCCCACAACTCATGAATCTTTGGATTGAATTCGTGGAGTGAAGAACAGCCCCATCCGCCGCCAGAAGCGATATTGAACCACTGCCAACCATCGGTGGTGTCCACTGCGACAGGCATCGGGAAGTAATTCTCAAAACCCACAAAACGATTTTTCAGATGAAGATACATTTCCGGCGTAGGTTCAAATGCGTATACCACAACATTGTCATCATCTAACCATCTGGCGGTATCGTTGCCATTGTTTGCGCCGACTTCGATGACTACCATGATACCCAGAACCTCCGTTGTCCTTTGCCGTCAGCGCCCAATCCTTTTTCCACCCAATCATAGTGATGGAACGCGGCATTCAGATCGGCGTCGTCGTATCGTTTGAAATCCAGATTCAACTCTCGTAGTCTGTCCTCGACTGCTTTTGCTGTCGGTATCGTACCTCTACCGTTCAATGCCTGATCATCCTGATCGGTCGGTTCCTTCCTGTAGGATTCTGTGACATATGGATAGTCTACAATTTCAGTTTCTAGACACAAAGACGCGCCCAAATCCAGATGTTTCGCCACACACCCAAGATCCTGCCGCCAATTATCCAGATGATAGAGCAAGCCCCAATGGATGACAAGATCAAACTTACGCCCTAGATCCCATGGCTTATCGTGATCGACAAGGTATACCCGCGCACGCGGATTGTTCGTAGTGATCGTATCCATCAATTCCCATCGCCCTTCTGTAAAAGCAACTTCCGCGCCTAGTTCTTCGCGCAGATACTTCCCAATTAGCCCATTACCCGCACCGCATTCTAGGATTCTTCGTCCCTCAAAATACTTCCTAGTGAAGATTTGTTCCAGCTTGGCGATTCGTGATTTGCGCCATGGAGTATAGTGATCTAGATCGTGGTTACTCATGCTGGATGATTCTGTAGAAAGTGTTGAAGGTCTTCTGGTGTGCCGATACCCCACATCTTTGCCGCGTCCTTGATGCGGATCTTCTTGCCGTCTGCGATAGCCTCGTTGAAAACAGGAGCCACGTAGAACTCGTTGTTGACGCGAATATCCTTGGCAATCATCTGCTCCGCATACTTCACGTAGTCGCTTCCCCTCTTCCAGAAGTAGATGCCGACAGTCGCATGGTCAGAGATAGGCTTCTTCTCGGCAACCTCGGAAACAAATCCTTGCTCGTTCAGCTTCGCGTAAGACCACTTAGGATGGTTGGATTCGAAGGTCACGATACCTGCGTCGATGGAGTCTGCGTTGAATGCGTAGAGGCACTCGTTGGAGTTCCACTCTACGAACTGGTCGGAGTTGGCAATAATCAACGGGTCGCCATTGTCGATTAGTTCCTTAGCCAATAGAGTCGTACATGCCGCACCCTCGGTCATACCGGGAATCATCACGACAGAACACCCCGGCGCAATTGCGTTCAGGAGATAGTTCAAGTGATACTTGTCGTAGTGTTCTCTCTGGACGATGAAGATGTAGTGAGCTTCGATGTTCAGGTTTTCGACAACCACCTGAATCATCGGCTTGCCGTTGACTTCGATCAAAGGCTTTGGGAAGGTGTATCCTGCCGCAGCGAATCGCGATCCTGCGCCTGCCATTGGAATGAGGACATTCATGTTCTTGGATTTCCATGGTATGTTGGTTTTCGAATTCTTGTTCAGGATGCTCTTGATTTGCCCAATGTGATCCCTACAGAAATCCAGACGATTCTCCACCGTGACCAGATGCGCACCAGAGTCCAACGCACCCTGCCGTCCGATATGGGAATCTTCGATGATTACGGTATCCTTCGGCAGCGCATTGAGTTCGGTCATGGCTTTCCAATACATTTCGGGGAAAGGCTTGGACCGTTTTACATCCTCGTTGGAAACATAGAGGTCAACATACTCAAGGATTCCCAATCCCATCAGAATGATCTTGACCGTATTGCGAATAGAATTGGAACAGACGGCAATCTGGTAGCCTTCTTCCTTCAAGTCTTCCATGTAGTCTTTGAGGTCTGGATCGTAATCCAAATCTGCGAAAATCCTGAAAGTCTCTTCCTGCTTGTCTTTCCATACTTGCTGATGCTCATCGGCTGGCAGTCCCTTCTCTTTCGTAAGCTTGTTCAGCTTGACGGTCGTAGACAGACCATCGTAGGAAGATAGATGCTCGTCATAGGTGATCACAAACTGCTCACCCACCTTCATCAATGCGGCATTGAGCGCATGATAGTGGATATCGCGGGAGTCGATCAGCACTCCATCCAAGTCGAAGATGACAAGTTTGTTAGTCATGTTTTGGTTTCTCACAGACGGCAACATATAGACCATTCCACCAACTGCTATCCTGTCCATTCTTTTCGGTGCGCAGATGCCAGTCCTTGTGAACGATCAAACCCAATTCTTCGATGGCTTTCTCGGTTCCAATTCTAGCCGGTTCATGGTTCCAATCATCCACAATGAAGATGAATACATCAGCAAGCATGTCGATGTAATAGGTAAGAGCCATGCGTTGATTTTCTTCCTTATGATCACCATCATAGAAGTAGACATTCATGTTGGATATCACTTGTGGTGATTCGGGTGGGAGGTTGAAGCAATCACCCTCAAGGAATGCGAAATTGGTGATACCTGAGTTGAAGCAGTTGTTAAGGAATTCAGATTTCTTCCCATCGAACTGAGAGAAGTTGTCTATCGCAACGGCATATGGATTGTTCTGGTAGCAAGCCGCGACGAAAGTAGATCCACCCAACACACCGATTTCAAGGTATCTGTCCCCGGTGTGAACTATGTTGTTCAGAAGATCCCGCACTCTCGCGGAAGACATACCGGCAATATCCATTTGGGTGAATGTCAGTTTGGATTTTCCGTCCAGAGCATTCGCAATGCCGCGTTCGGCACGCTCAATATATTCGGTCACTTTGTCCATGGTAGCACCCCATCAAATCTCCGAAGCATTTCAGCATTACCCTTCTCAAAGAATCCTATCTGAACCGAGTTCGGTGTGTTTCCTACCGTATAGCTAACAGAATACTTGTAGGTGGTGTCATACTTGAGTCCATTGTTCATCAGGGTGTGAGCTAGCACACGATCTACTTCTGGCTTACCCGGCTCGCGGAACTTCCGATACCACGCCGGTCCAAGATGGATAGCAAGGGTAGTCGGCAGGAAGTAGCAGTTTACGTCGATGAAGAAGTCTCGCGGATCCATGACGGATGCCCACTTACCGAGACTCTCGCAGTTATCGTGACATAGGAAGTTACCCTGCGCATCCATGATTTTACGGAACGAGAACGCCCAATCGTTGCCCGCCTCAATGACTTTGAGGCAATCTTCGATGTGGGTTGGGTCTAGATAGTTGTCATCATCCAGATAGATGATGAATTCGCCCTCGGCTTGGAATGCGCCAGCCGCATAGATGCGGTGTCCATTCCATCGGTCTTTGCCAATGGAATAGGGCATGTTCAGGACATTCCAATCGTATTTTGGAACCTTGTCGAAATTGCCAAAAATGGTCCGCACCTTCTGTGCGGCACCATGACCATCGGCAACGATCAGGTGTTGAACATTTTCGTAGGTCTGATTCTCGACTGAACGGATACATTTCGCGAGTAACGGATTACCCACGGATGCCGTGATGACTGTCACTTTTTTCATAGCGATTATTTCTTCTTATTCTTATTAGCCTTCTTGCGCTTTCTGCTGCCTTTCTTGCAGCGTCCGGTCCCGTTTCTCTTCAATCCAGTTCTAGCAGGCATATCGTATCTCCATGATTATCACAAGGGGTGAGAGATATCTCTCACCCCTCTATATAGCGATCAGAATGTGAGGACTAGCGAAGCAAGGTTGCCGGGAGCAGTTTCGTCAGGAACGACGATGCTGGAAACAACAGCCTTGGAAGAACGCCCTGCGGTGTCCTTG